CGCGCCCGTCGAACCGGTGTAGGTCAGCAGCATGCCAGCCTTGATACCGGTCACTGACGTAGGCGTGACCGTTGCGCTGGCGCCCGAGGTCGAGCAGGTCGCCTGCACAGCTTGCGCCGAATCCGGGATCATCTGGACGATGCGGAACGGAGCAGTCGTGCGGGTCAGAGCATTGCTTGCGCCCGGGCACAGACCCACGAAAGAGTCGCCCGTCGAGGTCGAGCCACTGTTGGCGGTAACCGGGAACAGGTTAGAGCCCAGGAAGTTGGCGCCGAGAGCGATGGGCGTCAGGCTGGCGGTAGCGCCGCCCGGGTTGCCCACAGCCACTGCCTCGAAGACGGTGTCCGGATCGTCGCAGATGTAGGCCACAGCGTCCGACGCAACCGTGCCGGTAGGCCAATACTGCGAACGAATTTTGCCGAAGATCGGACCCGAGGGCGGGCTGTACTCACAGCCCAGGAAGACACCGATGGTTCCCAGAACCGGCGACGTCGAGTTGTACGTCAGCGTGCTGGAGATCACCGTGCCGGTGGAGGTGGTGTTGAGCTGAACAAGCTGACCGTAGAACAGGTTCTCTGCCAGACCGCTCGCAATCGGGACCATGCGAGTAGAACCAGCGAAACCCTGACCACCGATCAGATTGACCGGACGAAGCCCGTAGGGCTTGTCAATCGTGGGGTAAGCCATTTATGACTCCTGAATCATTGACCGCGTCCGAACGACACTTCGGAACGACGCTGCTTGAACAGCGGCATCCGGGGATCGTTCTCGCGCATGAAGGTGTTGTCCACAGACTCCATCTGCCCCGTCGCCTGACCGGTGTAGAAGGCATTCCGTTGATCAACGAGTTCTTTGGGGGTTCGGCAAAGAACCAGACCGCCGACTTCCAGCGTACCGGGGATGCGCGATTTCTCGTCGCACAGGTGCTGGAGTTCAGGATGGTCCGAGACCTTGACAGGCTCCCAGCCTTCGCGGAACTTGGAGGAGATGTTCCTCGGGTCGGCGGAGCCCAAGGTGCTGACGCGAATCCAACGGTACACGTACCCCGGCGCAGGCGTCGGGTCCGGTAGCAGTTCAGCGGGCTTCCATGTCTGGAGCCGCTCTGTCTTGGCGCGAGATTCCGCTTCGCGGGGGGTTCGTTGGTCAGCCATTGTCTTTCCTCATCTGGTCCGCTACGGCCCGGGCGTACTGCTCAGCAGTGAGCCCGAGACGCTTTGCAAGATTGACCTGGGTCTGCGTCAGCACGATCTTTTTGGGCGCTGTGCTGCGCGTTGCAGGAGCTACGACGCTTGCAGTCTTGGCAGGCTTTGCGGAGGGGAACGCTTCCGGAAAAACCTTGCGCACTTCTGCGTTGATACGCGCGTAGTAGTCGTCGCTGGCGGTATCTACCCCGCTTTCGACCAACTCCTGATGCACTGCGAGTGCAAAACCGGTCATCCGCTTGTTCGACCCAAACCACGGATTGGCTTCTTGCCACGCACGGGCTTTGGGTTCGACCTGCGGCGTCGGTGGCGTTTGTACCGCATTTTGTTGCGGTTGTACAGGGGCTGCAGGCGGTTTGAAGGAATTCAGCCGCTCGCTCTTGTTGACTGCCTTGGCCAGTTCCTCCTGTGCAGCAACAATGCCGTCGGTATCGAACGCCTCGTGCGCCTCCTTGAGCTTCTGCTTGGCGGCGGTCACTTCGGCAGATGCCGTTTGCTTGGCCTGCTCCAACAGCGCTTGCTGCCCTTGGCCTAGGGTGCCCTGCAGCTTCTTGTTCTCCTCCATGAGATTCTGGGCGAGCCGCAGGGCCTCTTCGCGCTCCCGCAGTGCCGACTCTTTGGCCCTGCGCTCTTCGTGGTAGCCCTTGGAGAAGTGCTGGATGCGCTGCTTGACGCCCTCGCTGTACTTGGCCAACTCGTCGTCGGTGACCTCTGCCGGGGGCTCCTTCATCGGAGCGCGGCCACGATCCGCCTCAGGGGTATCGTCCACCACCTCGACCTCGGTGTCGTTGTCCTCGATCTCGAAATCGACCTTCTCTTCCTTGGTGTTCACCTGGACTTCGTCCGGGAACTTGAACTCTTCTCTGTCCATGTTCATGCCCTCTGTACGCCACGCGGGTCTTGAATGACAGCCTCAACGCTGTCGTCGTTGATGATCCGGAACTCTTCCCCGTGGATCTTGATCCGAGTGCCGCTGTTGGGGCGAACAAGGATGAAATCACCCACCTTGCAGGACGGGCCGGAGGGGAAGCGGATCGGATCCTTGTAGCAGTCCGGACCCATCTTCATGACGAACAACACGGGCGACAGCACTTCCTCGAAGTGCATCGTTTGCCCCGCTTTCAGCAAGCCGCTTTCGTACGATTGTTCCGCCTTCGGAAGCACGCACAAGAGGTGGTACGTCACCGGATCAGGCACTTGGCGTGCCTTCTCCTCAGCGGTTTCAGGTAGGACGGTCTCGTTTTGACCGTCCGATAGGACAAGCTCAGACATCTTCGGAAAACTCCAAGTTTCGCACGAGGTCGGTGATGATTGCATGTGCGTATGAAAGACCTCGGATTTCTCCGCACATGTTTTGATATTCGGCAAAGTCTTTTGCCGAACCTCCCGCAAGAGCCTGCGTAATAACATCACGCCGCTCTGACAGTTCTTTCAAGACTACGTCAAACGCAGTAGTCGCCATACATTACTCCTTGGGTGCCGACGGGCGACGCGGCTGCTGTGCTGCCCGTTGCGCTTGCTGCGCCGCCTTCAGCATGGCTGCCTGGGCCTGCTGACGCATCTTCTGCTGGTGGGCCTGCTCCTTGTGGCTCAACTCCTGCTGAGCACGCGCGGCCTTCATCTCGGGGGGCTCGCCCTGGTTCTTCTGGGCATCAAGCGCGAGGCGGGCTTGCTCAAGCTGCAGCTTCTGCTGCGCGATCTGGAAGTCCCGCTGGCTGTCAGCGTCCTTGCGGTTGCTGTCGCGCTCCTTCAACTGCAGCTCCATCTGCTGCATCTGGAGCACCGGGTCCATGGCCTGCTGTTGAGCCTGCTGCTGTGCCGCCATCGCTTGGTTCTGCACCATGGTGCGCTGGGCGGCAGCGGCGATGAGGGGCGCGATGGCCTTCTCGTCCTCGGGGGCCACCGGGGTGTCGCCTGCCTCGTCGAGCGGGGGCAGGGGCACGCCAAGCTGCATCTCGATCTGTGCCCGGTACGCGAACGCAGTGTGCTCTGCGATGTGCGCCATGAGCGAGGCCATCATCTGCTGCGCCATCGGGTTCTGGCCCAGGACGGCGGCGATCTTCGGATCCTGCATGAACGCTTGGTGCGTGGCGATGTGTGCCTCGTGGTCCTGATACGCGAAGGCCTTCAGAGGGCGCATGCGCAGGACGTCCATGTTCTCCGTGACGGGGTCACGGGGCTTCTGGTCCTCGGGCGTGGCCACGAGCCGCTCGGCGTTCTTGATCCCCAGCACCTCCAGCATCTGCCGGTGGAGGTAGGGCAGGTCGTAGATCTGCGGGGCGCCTTGCGCGAGCTGCAGCGCCGCTTGGTACTGCATGATCCGCTGCGCCATCGTCGCCGCGTTCGGATCGCTGACGGGGATGACCTCGACGACGTCGTAGTCCGCCTGCTTGACGCGCCGGTTGCCGCCCTCGGGCGTGTACGGATAGTCGGCTGGCAGGTAGTCCTTGATGATTCGCTTGAGGAGCTTGAACTCGCGCTTCAGGCTGTCGTGGACCCGGGCCTGCACCGCCGACATGGTCTTCAACTGCCGCTCAAGGATCGCCAGGGTGGTGCCCACCGGCGCCTGGGCGGACATGTCGCTGATCTTCAGATCTGCGATGGCTGCGAGCCTGCGGCCCTCCTCCGTGATGCGCTCCAGCAGCGCGGCCAACACCTGCGACGGCTCCTTGTAGGGCAGCGGCATGATGTTGTCGCGCACAGCCCCCGCCGGGATGTCCACATCCCGCCATTCACCCGGAGCGATGGGCGTGTCGTCTCCCTTGATCCGCAGACCTCGGGCCTTGAGCCCCCCGGGCAGGTTGCTCAGCGTGCCTGCGTCCACCAGTTGCCGGATGATGCTCGTGCCTGCCCGCGCGTAGCCGCCGACGAGGTGGATGAACCCGAGGCCGTAGGCCCCGAACCCGGGGACGTACGTGTACTGCACGAAGTGCTGGCGCTTCATGCGCAGTGCGTCGTCCTCTTCCCAGTTGCGCCGGATGGCCAGGACGTTGTTCGTACCGCGCTCGATGGTCACCACGTACGGCAGGGCCACGCCGTCTTCGTCCTCGTCCCCGGGCATCTCCCAGTCGATGTGGACCTCAAGGATCTGATACCGGTCGTCCTCCGTGAGGGAGAACCCCTGGTCCTCGGCCTTCTTCTTCTCGATGTCGGAGTGGAAGCGCACCGGTTCACCCAGGTCGATGTCGCGGTAGAACCCCGCGACCTGCAAGCGCTTGAGGTCGTTCTTGGTCTTGCGCATGACGTGCGTCACGCGCTCAGCGGTGTACACGTTGGCCGCGCCGTAGGGAATGATCAGGTCTTCCGCAGGCACGTAGGGCGCGTCTGGCAGCTCCGTGGCGGGGTTCGGATACACCTTCTTGAACGCAGCGCCGATCAGGCCCAGGCTGAACAGCAGGCGCTCGTGCTCCGGGCGGTAGTCGATCATGCGCTCGGTGAGCGTGTAGTTCATGTCCTCCCGGACGCGCTCTGCGGCCTCCTCCTTGGGCTTGGTGATCTCGCCCACGATCTTGGTCTTCACCGGCCCCTGGGCCGGGAACGTCTCGGTGATCATCTCTGACTGGAACCTGACAGCGGCTTCGGTCAGGAGGGGGCTGTACACGCCGCAGGCGCCCGACCAAGGCTCCGTGCGCTCCTCGTACTTCATCCCCAAGACCTCCAGCCCCTTGACGTACATCTCGACCCAGTCCTTGCGGCTGGTGATGTCCGCGTCCACCAGGGCCACGATGTCGCTGGCCAGCGTCTGCAGAGCGCTCTCGTCCATGGACTCCGCAAGGTTGTCACCGAACTCCTGCGGGCCTTCGCTCCCGGGCTCCAGGGTGATCTCCAGGCCGTCTACGCCGACCGTGACGCTGTCGGGGTTCTCGATCTCAATCTCGATGCCACCCATTTCTTGGACGTCAGCTTCCAGCCCCACAGGGGCGGCATACAGCGCCTTGTCGATATTCGTTGCCATGATGTGTCCTTAGTAATACGCCGCCCTGCGGCTGCTGCGGAACTCGCGCGGCTCTTCAGGCTCGTCTGACGGCAGGCGGATGAAGCCGCCCTGGCGCACGCGCATGAGCGCCTGCGTGCAAGTATCGACGTAGTCGTCGTGTTCACCAGCGGGGAAGGCTGCGACCTCCTCGATGACCTCGCGTGCCCAGCGTGTGTCTGGCGCCCACACGCGCCCGGATGCGAACATGTCCGAGACCGCGTTCAACCGCACGACCTTGTCGTTAGACTGGTTGGCCTTGCCACGTGAGGGGCTGAACTCGCTGAGCGGTATGCCCAACGCACGCAGCTCCTGAATGAGCGGTGCGCCAGCGGCCTTCTTCTCGATCAGACACGCGTCAGGCTCCCATTCACTGTAGTACTCAATCGCGCGTTTCTTCAGGTCAGGGAACGCCCAGCGCCCCTTGATGGCGTCGAGCAGGATGATATGCGCGTTGTCGTTGTCCTCCTCGTTGAACCACACACCCCACGTTGTGCAGGCGCTGTAGTCAGCGGAGGTCTTCGTCTCGTGCGCAGTGTCCCACGACTGGATGATGTACTCGCACTTCGGCGGCTTCTCAGGCTCCCAGATGCGCCAGGACTCGCGCTTG